CCAAGCCTTCTCTACCACCTAGGCATCCTGTAGACTCGTCTAAACCTTTTACAGATCATAGACCTAGAGCAAGAAACAGATATGTGAGAGTGCCATATGAAGGTGAAAAAATAGTGCCACATATTGAGCCGGGAGAACGTGGTGTGATCTCTAGAGCATATGTATCTGAACCTTCATTGGCAAGTGAGAGTGATATAAGGAAAGCATTAAATGAGCAATACGGCTTACGAACAATAGCGAGCAGGACTAAAATTGATATGAGTAAACAGGCAACTACTACTGGTGTTCCTGAAGGTGAAACCATTAAAATGACTAAATCTAAGAGAACTGGAACATGGGGTACACCAAGTGAACATCGTAAGAATGCAGTAAAAGCAGTAGCAAAAAAAGCAAAAGACTTGCGTATCAAAAAACATGTTCAGAATCGTAAAATATCTGGATGGGGCAAAATAAGTAGATTAAGCGTGTTACTAGCTCCTGCTTTTGCATTAAGTTCTTTACATTCTAAAAAAGCAAAAGCATCTGTTAAGAATATTGCACAAGAAACTACTTCAGTATTAATAGGTAGTGAAAGAGTATTTAGTTCAGTAGGAAGTAAGAATAAAGGATACGTACAGAAAGTTGATTGGGGAACAAAAGGAGTTGGCGGTGGAAGACGACCAGTGAAACCAATTGAAGGTGCAGGAGGCCCAAATACTCCTTATGCTTCTATTATGAGATTCTTTTCACCATCTACAAATAATGCATGGAAAGATAGGAAAAGAACACGTAGAAATTAATGACAAACAAAGCTGAACAAGCAATTGAGATTGCAGAAAAAATAACTGATCTATATGAAACAAATCGCTTATTAGAGTATGATCCTTATGATTACCAAAAAAGGTTCCATGATGCAAAAGACATGGGGGGGCGATTAGCTAGGCAACGTCTCTTGATGGCGGCAAATAAAACAGGTAAAACTTTTTGCGGTGCTTCTGAGATGGCATATCATTTAACTGGTCGTTACCCCCAATGGTGGACAGGAGCAAAGTTTCAAAGACCAGTAACAGCATGGGCGGCAGGTAATACTACCGCAAATACTAGAGATATAGTACAAGCAGAATTACTTGGTGAACCCGGTGACGAAGAGGATTTTGGTAAAGGTGCAATACCAAAAGAATATATAGTTGGAACACCTTTAAGACAGCCCGGGGTTCCTAATGCATACCAGAGTTTACAAGTTAAACATGTATCTGGAAGGAACTCTAAACTGATCTTTAAATCCTACGAACAGGGGAAGATGCAGTGGATGGGTAAAGCTGTTGATGTAACTTGGCTTGACGAAGAGCCTCCACAAGATATATACTCACAGGCTCTTAGAGCGGCCTTAAAAAGTGGGGGGATAGTTTATATGACCTTTACCCCTGAAAGTGGCATGACGGAAGTTGTGACGCAGTTTATGACTAAACTAGGACAGTCACAGGCTTTATATCATGCAACATGGGATGATGCTGTACACTTAGATGAAGATGTTAAGAAAGAAATATTAGCCGCACTCCCTCCGCATGAGAGAGATATGCGTTCAAAGGGTATACCAGTGTTAGGGTCTGGTATGGTATTCCCTGTAAGTGAAGACGATCTTAAAATAGAACCAATCCCATTGCCCGAACATTGGCCTAAAATATGTGGCTTAGATTTTGGATGGGATCACCCTACTGCCGTAGTCTGGTTAGCATGGGATAGAGATACCGATACTGTGTATGTCTATGACTGTTATCGAAAGTCTGCTGAGACACCAGTTGTTCATAGTGCGGCAATTAGAGAAAGAGGTAAATGGATTCCTGTTGTATGGCCTCATGATGGCTCTCAACATGATAAAGGATCAGGAAGACCTTTAGCGGAACTGTATCGCAAACAAGGGTTAAACATGATCCACAAGCACTTTGAAAATCCTGATGGTGGTATTTCAGTAGAACCCGGAATAATGGATATGCTACAAAGAATGCAAACTGGAAGATTCAAAGTATTTAACTATCTTAATTTATGGTTTGAAGAGTTAAGAATGTACCATAGAAAAGATGGTAAAATAGTTAAAGTTCACGATGATTTGATGAGTGCAACTAGATATGCTTCTCAGTCATTGAAATTTGCCTCTACAGGCTCTAACAAGAAAAGACCACGTAGAGCTATAAGTGACTATGATTATTATCAAAATGATAATATCGCTTATGCATAATCTTAAATAAAGGAGACAATATGGGTTGGGGAGGAAGTTTTGGAAGTGTAGTATCATCAGTTACTAGCGCTGCAAAGAAGCATAATCCGATTAAAGGAAATGTATCGGATATAAATATACCTAGTATAACAGTACCGGATTTAGGAACACCAAATTTAGGAAATCCAAATATACCTACACCAAATATAGTTGAGAATGTAGGAGGGATTATCGCAGATAACCCAATTACCGTGCCTAATGTAAATCTTGGTATTAAACCACCAGACGGTTCAAATCTGGCTAACACTCTTGGTACTGGTATTAATAAACTAGGGGAAGGAATAAATGCAGTTGGGGGGTTGGTTGCCGAAGGAGGTAGTATTATAACGAGAAATCTCAATGAACTTGCAAAAGTAGGCAAGGAAGCACTGACAGGTCAAGGTGGCTATGCAGATGATGCTGGCCCCGGCCCGGCCGCTCCCGGCCCTACTGGTTTTGAAGCCGCTAATGCTCAAACCACGTTACTAACAGGACAACGTAGAAAAGGTGCAGGTCGTTCTGCTCATGCAGGGACAGGTTCAGCCTCAAAAGTATAATAGAGTTATAATATGGCATATGATAATAATTCATTAAGCTCATTGATAGATCGGCAACATGAGAAGCTAAAAAATAACCGAAATCAATGGGAACGTCAATGGCAGGATATTGCAGAGTATGTCTTGCCACATCGTTCTGATTTTACGACTACACATTCTAAAGGTGCTGATCGGATGGATCATGCATTTGAAGGTTCGGCAATGCGTTTATTAAAGCGTTTTGCTTCTAACATTCATAATGTATTTACTCCAATGGGTGCAGAATGGTTTAAATTAACAAGTGGGAACCCTAATTTAGACGAGATTCGTAATGTTTCATTATGGCTGGAAGAAGCAACTAGGATTATTCAACATCATATATCACGACCTATATCAAACTTCCAAAGTGCTGTGTTCCAATATTATCTTGAAGCTGGAGCGTTTGGTACTGGTATTCTTTTTGTCGAAGATATGCCGGGATTTGGCCCTCGTTATCGTAATTTCCCTCTTTCGGATTGTATATTGGGTTCTGGAAGTGAAATGGAGATTGACACAGTATTTAGGAACTATAAGCAAACTGCCAAAGATATAGTACAAAGATTTAATCAAGATGGGTTGCCTCCAGAGATTCTTGAGAAGGGTTATGGTGAGAAGATGTTGGATGAATACGATGTTGTCCATGCAGTCTTGCCAACTTGGACTGTACAATCGTTTTTAGCGGAAAATAGTAATTTTAAAAAGAACTATATATCTATACATTATCTAAAAGAAAGGAAAAGCATACTATCTGTCGGAGGATATGATGAAATGCCTTATATATGTGCTAGATGGGAGCGTTCCGATAGAGAGATATATGGTAGAGGCCCAACTTGGGAGATAATGCCAGATATAAGACTTATCACAGAAGTAGATAAGAGTTATTTAAAAGCAGTTCAGAAATCGGTATCACCGCCTCTATTTGTACCTGATTCTGGACTACTCGACCCCCTAGATACAACACCTGATGCAATAAATTATTACAGCGTTGGGCTAGGGGGCAAAGATATGATATTTGAGTCTCCTACTAATGCAAGACCTGAATATGCTGAAAGATTAAGCGCAAAATGTATTACTGCAATCAGGGAAGGTTATTTCTTGGACTTATTAGAACTTCCCGGCCCTGTAGCACCTGATGGCGATGTAATGCGATTCTCTGCAACAGAAGTTTCTGTACGAATGAGACAAAGAATGCCTGTACTTGGCCCTATATTGGCTAGGCAAGAAGCTGAGTTCTTAGACCCTCTTATTAGACGTACTGTGAACATACTTATGAGGTCATACTTATTACCTGAGATGCCGGAAGAAATGCAGGATTTTAGGATTGAATACTTGAATCCTGTATCAATTTCAATGAGATCAGGTGAAATAAGTTCTATGAACCAGTTGTTTGAAATGATTATGCCACTTGCACAAATTGATCAAACAATACCAATGTACTTTGATACACATCAAATCTTGCAAAATACTGCACAAGTATTACAAGTACCTGTTTCAAATATTAGATCAAAAGAAGAAGTAGAAGCAATGGTGGCAGAACAACAACGACAACAACAAGAACAGGCACAAATGCAACAAGCTCAAGTTGCCGCTGATGTAAATCAAAAAACTGCACAAGCTGAACAAGCAAGAGCCGAATAATGGGTAAGTGGAAACCACGACATAGTGCCGCATATTATGCCGCAGTTACAAAAGAGGGGAACCCTGCGCATTATAATCGTAAAAATTGGGAAGATAGAGAAACTTTTGTAAAAGAAACCCGGCCTACTGTGCAAAACCTAAATGTCTTGCGGAATAGTGGTTTTATAAAAGGGGCATATACTGACTATAAAAGTCCTAATCCACGAGATTTTCATGCAGATCATGGTGTAGCTTTAAAAGAAGCATGGCAATCAGGAGGATATAAGTGGAAACCTGAGAAGAAAAATAAGTATGCACATGATGTTAGTGTTATTGTAATGTCTGAAGCTAAAGTTAATAAGGATAAAGGTTATAAAGGGCCGAACAAGTGGTTGCCACCAAAGAATATTTCACAATATCTCTTAAAAAGAGAAGCCACTAAAATGAAATATAATCTAACATCTAATAAA